GTTGGGTCTGTGTTTCTTGCTAATCACATGTCCCAAGCGGTCTGACTGATGGTTATCACACGTCCATGCGAACCAGAGCCTCAACAGTATCGCCGCACATCTTGGGTGCGATGTACTTACTGTTATTTGCCTTGTTCCGGGTTTTGCCATCTTTCCCCACAAAAGTATACCCGTCGCAGTAGTCCAAACACGACTGGGCAGCCCTTGAGTAAACATCGAAAAGATCGTCATAAGTGACCCCGTACACCTCCTGCAAATAATCAGAAAAATCGGCGATCGTATGCGTAGCGGCCCTTGCTACCACTGCATGGACATTTTCACGTCCCCCCATCTCGGCAAGTTTGCTTGTCCTAACGTCGAGATAGGGGCTATCCGAGAGGCGCCCCGCAGTTTCAACCAACAGCTCCTTTAAACCAGGCACGTGCCGATGCTCATACGCAGCTGACAAATACTTGCCAGCCATGTAGTCTCTATCGTTGACTTGAGTATTCCTATTTGGCCTCAAGTTCAGCTTTGCCAACACGCGCCCGAATTGTGGAACAGGACGACACCCTATAGAGCCGCGGATATACCTCTTACGATAAAAGGTTGCAAAGTGACGATCTTTTTGAGGCACCACCTCAGCGACCATCCCAGTATCGCTGAAGACCTTTTCAATAGCCTCTTTGAACTTAACCTCGTCACCGACCACATAGCCCAGATAGTCGTCCCCCCCGTGTACGTTCGTGCTCTCCTTGACCCCAGCGCACTCCAGCGCAGCTGAGATGAGACACATGTGCGTGTACGAATTTCCTGTGGTGGTGGTCGTCTCACCGGACCAACGCTCACCCTCCACTGTTGCTGCGATCCCATAACGGGTCCACACTCTGACTTTTACCGTACGCGCAAACTCCCGAACGAACCAATCGGGTGCCCCCATTTTCCTATAGAACATCGCTTCATATTTGCGAAGTTCCTTAGGTTGACTGCCGTCGTTGTTCTTTGCATCGCTCTCCACAGGATTACCCTTGGCTTGCTCCATAATTTCCCCCAGCTCCTCCCCTCTCATTCCACACCCATAGAGTGTGATATTGCCCGTATTGAGGGGATTAGCCATGGAAAAGATCTGTTTCATCCTGTTGTTAAGCTCCATCACAACAGGACCCGTCAAAGCATTGTACATATCCGTTCCTTGATATACAATGCGTGGCGGAGCCTTATGGTCCTTGAGGAGAACCTCTTGCTTCGCGAACACATGTTTCGTGTCCATCTCACAGTTCCATTGTGCACCATCCAATGCCTCCACCAACCTACGTGCCTTGCCAGGTTCACAGGTGGCAAAGTACTCATCCATGAGATCTTTGTCCACTCTGATGGTCTCTTGGGGCTCGAACTTGGCCATGAGCAACCCATGGCCAACTTTGAAAGAGTCCATTGTTTTGAGAGAAGGCTTGTAATCACAACGCTTCTTCATAGCATGTGTGGTACTGGCAGCCGTATTACTTGGAACTGTGAGTGGAACCCCGGCCAATATTGCGCCTTTAGCGACCCCGACTCCTGTCTCTGGGTCATCATTTTTCACCCGGCACACATTGACCGTCGCCTTTATGTTCTCGAATTTGACCTCGTGATCATAGGTGGTAAATGTATTGGATTCCAACCCATCCTCCTTGACCGCTTGGCGAGCTCCAGCTCTTGCCTTGCGCTTGCTTGTGACATCGACAGGAGGTAAACCTCCAAATTGAATTTTGGTTTTGTTATGCATGACTGACGAATATATGTATGACTTGTTACT